CGGCATTATCGCCGCCTGTAAGGTACGCGGCATTTACGACAGCACGATCACGGAAATGTCCAATTTGATGGACTCCGGGGAGAATATGATGATCCCCGCGCAGGACGTTCTGCCGCTGATGCAGTCGGGTGGGTTGGATAAAGCGGTCTGGATGTGGCCGATTGAGAAGATTGCGGGGGTTTTGAATGAGCTTTATAATCAGCGCGAGCAAATCAAGAAAACCATCTATGAAATCACCGGAATTGCCGACATCATGCGCGGTTCTTCGGCTTCGTCCGAGACACTGGGGGCGCAGCAGCTCAAGGTGCAGTTCGGGACCATGCGCCTGGACGATATGGGCCGTGAAATTCAGCGATATGCTCGCGGTCTTGTCCGCCTTGCTGCGGAGATTATCTCGGAGCATTTCAGCCCTGACAGTTTAGCCATGATGACCGACATCAAGCTGCCCTCACCGGAAGAAAGGATGATGGCCCAGCAACAGGCTCAGATGATGGCCCAGCAACAGCAGCCGGTGCCGCCCCAGTTGGAGGAGATACTTGAAAAACCGACTTGGGAAGAATGTATGCAAGTCCTGCGGGACGACAAGCAGCGTTCCTACCGGGTTGACATTGAGACCGACTCTACCATTGCCGGGGATCAGGCGATGGATCAGAAGTCTGTGACCGAGTTACTGACCGGGGTTTCGACATTCATCACCAATGCCGGTCCAGCGGTTGCGGCAGGATATTTGCCGCTTGACGCGGCCAAGGCCATGCTAATGTCTGCGGTCAGGCGGTTCAGGATGGGCCGTGAGGTCGAGGATGCTCTTGATATGAGCGGGGAAGACGAAGATGGTTCCGGCGCTACGGATGGCGCCCAGCAGCAGGGTCAACAGGCCCAGCAGATGGAGCAACAGGCGGCGGCTCAAGCCGAGCAGATGAAGATGCAGATGGAGCAGCAGAATTCTGCGATCAAGGCTCAAGAGGCGCAGAAAAAAGCTCAAATTGAGCAAGGTAAAATGCAGATCGACGCGAAAGTTCAGCAAGCGTCTCTGTTGATCCAGGAGCAGGAGATCGGGCTGAAGGAGCGCGACATGGCCCTGAGAGAATTCGAAGCGCAGAAGCCTGAACCTGATCTCGGCATAAAAATCCAGGCTGATATGCAAATGGCGCGTGAGAAAATGGAATTCGAGGCGAGTGAGGCCGACAAGCAGCGTCAGGTTGATCTGGCGAAGGCGATTATGGCCGAATTTAACGGGCCTGAAGTTAACACGACCAGCCCTGAAGAAGCCCTGGCGCGAGCGTCCGAGATAATGGCTCGAATTAATGAGGTCGTTTCAGCGACACGCGATGTCGGAGGTATGCCGCTGGCGGAAACCACCGTGATGGTCATGGACGATGATGACGAGGATTTCATTGAGCCGGTGCTGCAATGAGCGTTTACGCGGATAGATATGACGATATCGAATGGACGGCCAAGCCACGTTTGTGCAGGGTCCAGGTCGATTATTCTTCAAAGCGGTCCCACCTTGCCGCGCCGTATACGGCGGGGGACTACCAGCCATATGACTGTCCGATCACAGGTAAGACCATTGATGGCCGCCGCGAACACAGAGAGAATCTGGAATTGCATGGTTGCCGGGTTCATGAAAAAGGTGAATTCGAGGACGTTAAGAAGAACGGCAAAAAGCGAATAGAGGCGTCGATGGACGCGGCGATAGACAAGTCGGTGGATGCGATTGCCCGACAGATTGACTTTTAAAAGGAAACCGTGATGGCGGATGATGTGGAAGATGTCGTTGTCGAAACGGAGTCTATGGATGATTTCATGGGCGCTCAGTTCGATGCCTTGAATTCGGAGGATGCCGTGATCGGCTCTCCAAAGGCCGAGGCCGCGACTCCAGAAGTCACGCCCACTGAAGAATCGGGGGCGTCTGAACCCCTGGATAAAGATACCGTTGTGAAAGCAACGGATAACGCAGACAGCGAAGGCTCTGAACCTGATAATCAGACCATCACAGCCCCGCAATCCATGTCTGCGAAGGACCGCGAGACTTTTTATGCGTTGCCGCCTGAAAACCAGCAATGGATTTCAGAGCGCGTCAAGGCGCAAGAAGCGGACTATACGCGGAAGACAATGGAAGTGGCAGAACAGCGGAAATTTTACGATAAGTTGGAGCAGACCATTGCGCCCCGGCGTCAGCAGTTTGCAATGAACGGAATGGATGAAGGCACCGCCATAGGTCAGCTTTTCGCTCTTTCCGATTATGCGGATGCAGACCCCGTTGGTTTTACGCGCTATCTGCTTGAACAGCGTGGAATTCCGATTTCTGCATTGAATGAAAGTGGCGGAGAATACCCCGCCGATCCTCAAATGCTTGAAATGCGGCAACGCATCGAAAGTTTCGAAAATCATTTTGCACAACAGCAGAACCAGCAGTTGGAGCAAGAAGGCCAAGTCGTTTCAGGTGTCATAAATGACTTCGCGACAGCGAATCCGTTTTATGCAGAACTTGAAAGAGAGATGGTCCCGATTGTTTCCGCTCTGCGTGAGAGTAAACCCGGCCTAACCAGCAACCAATATCTTGAGTTGGCTTATAAAATGGCCCTGGCAACCAACGACGAGGTTTCCGGGAAGATTGAGGTTGACCGCAAGGCTAAATCTGAAGCCGAGCGGATCGCCAAGGCAAAGAAAGACGCCACGGCGGCAAAGCGGGCCGGGGGCACTAACATCAAGGCCACTGGCGCGTTGCCAGCGGGTGCTGCGAAAGCGAAAAGTGTTGATGATTTTATCGGAGCTTTGGTGGACGACCGCATGACGGCCTAGACTTGGAAGGTCATTATCATGCCAGCTAACAGCTCGTTTACGGAAATCTCGGCGATAACATATCGTCACTTCAAGAATACTTATCTTGAAGATAACATCTCGAACCATACCGCTTTGCACCAGCGGCTGACGGAAAAAGGTCGCGTTGATCTTATTTCCGGCGGCTGGGAAATCCAGATTCCGCTCGACTATGCGGAGAATGGCACTTACCAGCGGTATAGTGGCTATGACACGCTCGACATTGCTCAGTCGGAAGTGTTTACCGCTGCCAATTTCGCATGGAAACAGGTCGCCATCAACGTGGTGGCATCTGGATTGGAAATTCGGCAGAACAGCGGCAAGGAAGGCGTTATCAAGCTTGTCAAGAACAAGCTGAAGAATGCCATGCGTACCGCTGGCAACAACTTCTCGACCGACATCTACAGCGACGGCACCACTGCTAACCAGATCAACGGTTTGCAGGCTCTCGTCTCAGATGCCGGAACGGGAACTGTTGGAGGGATTGTTTCCGGGACTTATACCTTCTGGAAAAACATCCTTCAATCTGCGGCCAGTCCGTTGCAGGGCGGTGGGGCTATCACGCCAAGCTCGACCACTATCGAAAGCCTCATGCTCCCATTGTGGCTCAACCTGACACGTAACAACGACATGCCTGATCTTATTGTCATGGACGATACTTACTTCACGTTCTTCGACAATAGTCAGACCAGCATCCAGCGTTATACGAACACGACCGATCTGAAGACCGGTACTACGTCCTTGAAATACAAGGGCGCGGATGTGGTCTATGACAGTTCGGCGGCTGGAATGCCGGACGCTCATGCGTATTTCCTGAACACCGACTATATCGGTATTTGCGCCCATCGTGACGCGAATTGGACGGAAGTCCCCGAGAAATCTTCGGTGAACCAGGATGCCCAGGTTTTGCCGATTATTTGGCAGGGCAATATGACGGTGAGCAACCGTTCACTTCAGGGTGTGATGAAAGCCTAGTTCGGCTTTTATCCAAACATTCTCCATTTCCTGAAAGGAAAAAATCATGTCTGACTATCAAATCGTTAACCCGATTGTCGGGACGCAGAACATCGCGGACACCTCGACAACTCAAAACCAGCCACTCGGGACCATTGTCGAAGCTGTGGATCGCGCTTCCACTGATTATGGTGCCGGTGAGTTCATTTATCTACAGGGAGTCGCATCGACTGTTCTTGGCTCCTTTGTGACGTACAATGCCGACGACAATTCAACCGCGCTTCTGGCAGCTAATGCCATCGGCCCGGTTGCTACCTCAATGTCGATCAATGTTGCCAGTCAATACGGCTGGTATCAGATCAGCGGCAAGGCGGTTGGCAAGGCTCTAGCCAGTTATGCTGACGATGGTCTGGTCTATGCGACTTCCACGGCAGGCAGCATCGATGATGCTGTTGTTTCCGGGGATCGCGTAAAACTTGCGATTGGTGCTTCTGCCGTGGATACCCCATCGAGTGGACTTGCTGAATTCGAGATTCAGCGTCCGTTCATGGATGACGGAAGCTCTGCTTAACTTTAGTCGGGGATGTCTCGGTGAGGCATCCCCTTCTTTAATTTCAAGGGGAAAAAGATGGTCGATATGATGGCGGAAGAAAGACATGGATTTTATGTCGATTTCGAGCTTCGACCAGAGGAAGACCGTGAGCAGACCATCGCTCAAGGGATGCCGATTTTCAAGGATGTCGAATTCGCTATCATTACGATGCCCGGTGGCGGCTTGGTGGTCGATAAGCAGATCACAGACGAACTGCTCCAGGAGTGGCGGCACGGCGACAATCGACGTAAACCGCCATCACCGTTCGCTTTCACCGCATATGAAGCGTGGAAAGAGGGCCGTGAGGCTCCCGTGAACGGAACTGATTTGAAGAACTGGCCGGGTGTGACGCCCGCGCAGTTGAAAACGTGCCAGAATGCCACAATCCGCACCATCCAGGATTTAGCTTCGGCCAACGCCGATACAATTCGTAAATTGGGCATGGGCGGTGTCGCGATGGTCGAGAAGGCAAAATCCTATCTGGAGTCTGCTGAAAGCAACAAGGCTTCAGAAGAGGTGGCATCGCTGAAGATCAAAATGGAATCCCTGGTCGAGGCCATTAACAAGAAAGACCGCCAAATTAAAGATTTGCTGGAGCGTCTTGATAGCGCCCCTAAAAAGCGTGGCAGGCCGAGAAAAGAGGAATAAATGACGCTTTTAACTCTTGTCCAGAACGCATCCGATACAATTGGTCTGACGCGCCCGTCCGTTGTAATCGCTTCAGTTGACCAGAATGTTAGGACTTTGCTGTCCTTGGCACAGACTGAAGGGCGAGAAGTGCTAGACCGTTATTCATGGCCTGCGACCCAGATCGAAGTCACTCATACGAGTCTAGCAGCGGAACTTCAAGGCGTTATCACGACAATCGCGCCGGGTTTCTCTTAC